ATATCTTTCCAATTAAGCCGTACAACTTCGCCGATTCTGGCCGCCGTGCTGTACAGGAATGCCATAATAGCTATATCTCGCTGGCACTCTGCGTTACAGCGCAGATGCTCCATTTCGGCCTGTGTGAAAGGCTTCTTGATTGTCCGTGGTACTTTTATTTTTCGCAATCGCCGCATAGGATTCCGGCTAATATAGCCCTCATCCGATATCCAGGCGAAGAAGCTGCTTAGATACCGTCTGATTGTATCCATGTAGCTCATTGAAATCTTCCGTTGTTCTTGATACATTGCCAGATAATAGCGAATGTCATTCGTAGTGATGTCCTGCAGCCGCTTATTCAGCGCGGTGACCAACTTTGTCACACAGTCATTGTAACGCTCAAGAGTTCCCTGACTGCAGTTCTCAATTCGTTTCGATGCAATGAATGTCCGAAGTATCTTCTGCCAGTGAATTTCTGAAGTAACCAGCTGCGTACACTCTTCTCTAACCTCAACTCCATGAAATTCTATCGCCAGAACGTTCTCCAGATGTTGTAGTTGTTCGTTTGTGAGTATATCCTGCATCCTCTCCACTATTCTCGATTGTATCATTTCGATTTTTGTCAAAAAAGTGCACCTCCTAACTTTATTTTACCTTTATTTTGCCATAAGAAGTGCGCTGTTCACAAACCAATTAAATGGGAAGAGGAAAATTATAAAAAAGCATAAAAGCATGTGATCATCTGAGTTTTTGTCGATTTTATTGTTACGGTCCTATCCGAATTGCTGACAGTGATACCGTCCGGAAGTGCTGATGTGGTCACGGTATAACCAATATTGATAGAACCTCCGAGGTAGAAAACAACCATCGCTTTCTCGATTATGATTAATCCATGAGTGGCAGCACGTACATTTTTGATAGTAAGCGATTCGCCAAATGCTTTTTCGTACCTCAGAAAGGGCTTACTATTTTATTGAAATCCAGTTAGTCCAAGCGGTATTAACAAACTGCCTGGTTATTATAGCATTAGGGGCGCTAGCTGGAGAAAAAGCAATGATACGGTTACGTATTATTATCAACGAAAAAAATTTCCACTCAATTCCGTCAATAACAGGAGCGTTTTTATTATCGTAGGAAAAATATAACAAACCATAACTGGTACACCCAAGCTTGCTTAGATAATCATCGATATCTACGCCATGTATTTCGCATGTCAAGAGCTTACTATTTAATTCATTAAGTGCGGCTGGAAGTGTCTTGGTTCCCTGATCTAATGCAAATGTTTGCGATGTCAAATTTTTGAGTATCTGGGTGGTCAAATCCTCAAGTGTGATAACACCACCCTCATTTGTGGTTGGGTCTACAAATATCAATTTCTTTCCTGTTGGTACTTCTTTTACTGTGGCCAAGGCATTTGCGTTCTGGCCGTCCTGCGGTAATGCCATATTATCTCCTTTCTGGTGCCCTGATCGGGCACCTTACGCATCTACTTGTAAGCATATAGCCTTACTTCCAACTACCAGAAGCTTGCCACCAACGACAAGAGCCATATGTATATATCTTGTGAATTGTCCGATAACTACTCCACCGAACATATAATCATTGTTATTTACTGTTACTGAATAGCCATACTGTAGGAACACTTCGCCGCTCTCTGTGCGTCTGCTCCAGGCAAACCATGCAGCCGGATATTCTTTTGTAACATCCTTGCCAGCTTTATATAGAACCGCTGATATCGTAGTAGTTCCGTCGCCATTGTCCTGATACTTCGCATTGTATAGGAGTGTTCCATCTGTAACACCATGCAGATCAGTTATGGTTTGAGATAGTTCTGTTTCAAACCCTTTGATACTGCTCTGGATATTAGCCACCTCCTGAGATGTCGTTTCAATTGCGCTCTTAGCTTCCTGTGCCTTCTTGTCTGCTGCGGCTATATCTTTTGCAAGACCTGCAGCATCTGATATGATCGATACCGTCTGCGTATCCAGGAGCTGCACACCAGATTCATCATACAGAGAGCATTTGATGATATTTACATCCGGGCCAGATGGAGTATATACCTTCATCAGCTCCGGAGATGTGGATCCATATTTGATATTGTAGGTCTTCCCGGAATCCGTTGACTCTTCGATCTGGAACTTTCCGGAATAACTGCTCACCATACCATTGTCATTTTTAAAAGCTGAGAACGTCACATTTGCTGGTTCCAGTGTTTTATCATCTTTCAGTTTCTTAATAATCTGTGTACTAGCTCTCAGGTCATAACTCAGGCCAATCTTACCGTCCTTAGCTTTGGATACAGAAAAACGCTTTGTGATCCATGAGCCCACGGACTTCACTACCATCGTTTTGCCACTAATAATCAAGCCTTTACCGCCTACCAGAAGTACTTTACTTTCCAGTCCGTACAGTGCCGATATATCAACATATCCGCTGTCAGTGGACATTGCAGTAACCTGATACTTTCTGAGATTCGGATCCCATGTTCCGGCTATGCCGGGAGATGTAGTAGCCTTGATCTCATCAATATGATCAGATACATCTGTATCACCCAGGAACACTGAAAAGACAGTGTAACAGGAACTGTAATCCCCTCCGGTTCCATCTGCGTAGGTATGGACCACATGAGCGTCATTATTGAGCGATGCACCAATAGCATCCAGTGTTGAGATACCAGATAATGTTTCCAGGGCCTTCTTAGCCGCATCTGTTGCCGCTGATGCACTATCTGATGCAGAACTTGCAGTGTCTCCAATCCGGATGATATTCTGGCTCATCTTAGTGTATGCCTGATTAAGACTTTGGTTAGAATCATCCAGCCAGATACGGTTAATCTTGATTACCTTGGGG